GTAAAGCTAGTCCACCCACATTCAATTCAATAGGCTACGTGAAAGCGTAGTACTAAGGAAAGAATGACCATGCCATCTTGATCTTGCGATCACGGTGTGCAAACCGTTCAGTTAAATCGGACGAAAGCCTCGCGAATAAACGCGAGTAACCGTCTGATTGCCAGTCCCAGGAATCCTGAAAAATTCTAGGGGCTCTAAACTCCAATCTTTGATAGCTCTTGCGCCATCGAGTAGGGAGGTTGACACAATGGTCAATTTCCCACCCGAGAGCGACAGGGTAACTATCAATCGCAAACGCACTCCGGAGAAAGTAGCTGGTATCCTCGGACTCGCCTTCAAGGTGAGTACGAAGAGTCCCGGCGAACTTTTCGGTGATGAGTTTGCATCGAAAGGACCCACGATAACCACGGAGAAAGGTTCCCGCGAATGAATCAACTGATTCACCGTAGGAATCTCGACCTGTGATAGAAAGCGGATACTTTGATATTGGAACTGTGAGTACAGGGTAGATTTCTCTAGCCCAGGTTTCACAGAGTTTAGCCGTACTAAAAAGGCCACAGAGGAAAAATTTCCGCTGGAGCCCCAATAGGACGGGGTGATCGCTGAATTTTCTTTGATTATCATAGTTGTATCTCCTATTACGAATAATCGTAACATCAGATCCAGCAAACCATTCAGTGCCGCACGACTCACGGAAAGGCGTAGCCCAACATGTCTTAGACATATTAGGTTTACACCCAACCTTGCGTAATGTTGCAAGAAGGGTCGATAGTGCATCCTCAGGGACAACAATGTCGTCACCGAAGATTGCAATATCGTATGATAAACTACCTAACTCGTCTGGATGTCCAGATAGAGAGCGCACATGTCCCAGAGACGCTATAGTTAGCGCCCAAAAGACAAGTGACTCTATGGGGAAGCAAGTTGCTGACCCCATAGGAGCAAATGCAACGATCCTTACTTCTGTATTATTATAACACAAAAGATCGGATCGAGTTGCCATTAGCTGACGCCTTAAGAGTGGTAACTTCGCAAGAAGAAACCACACTAGCGCAGCAGAAACGGTGTCGCTGGCATCGGATAAATCCAATGTAACGGTACCATCTCTGTAAGAACTCTGTGCAAGCTTTTGGTTATGGGTTTGATCCCGTAACCGAATAGACCTACTCAGATACTTATTATTGGCAACATATTGCATAATCGCTTTCATCTGACCTTGCTGAAGATACTGATTAACAGTAGGCTCAGCAGAGATCAGCCGAGGTCCACGAAAGTCCTTTGGCACGAGACAGCAGCGTGTCCTCATCTTCTTCAGAAGAGGTACGCCAACGCCACGTGACAAAGAGGCTATCATAGACGGTATTCCATATTTTACATAGGGATAATATCGCTCAGCCTTCGCAGGCCAAGTTTTAAAATCCCACCGCTCCTCGTGATTTAGTCTTTCAGCTACAACTCCCGGACCATGTCCAGGACGAATATCTGTTAGATCTAACGTACGAAGAACACGACCTAAGAGCCATTGGGCCCTTAGCAGGACGGGATCGTTAGTGTCAATGCGAACCTTTGACAGTTCCCATTGACGATCAACGAAACCGGCCACAGCCAGATTCTTCTGTTCTTTTGTCGGCTCAGAAATGAGCTTAGAATCGAATAACAGAATCTGACGAAGGTAAAATATGGACAAAGTACACGGTTCGCCACGAAGATCGCCTTGATCATCTATAATACGAGAGAATATCCCGTAAAATAGGCGAGGAAGGCATGTGTTCCGTTTCACTGAAAAGTTCCCCGGACAAGTAAACTTGCCGGATACTAGACAGTAATCGAGGGCACGACCTAATAAGGGTAGTGTCACCTTGACAAAGCTAGCACCTTCGCACTTTACTCTTTCAAATAAAGTGTTCAGGTCTTTAGAGTGAAAAGGTAATTCGTTGCGGATCCCGTCAGCAATCATTTGCTGTCGGAGCGCGATGAATCGCATTTGGAATCGATTAAGGTCTCCCAATTAGGGTTTCCTCCAAATCCTCCATATGCCTATTTAGCGTCACGCACGTATAAAACAGCAATCTGTTATGCTATGCGACAAATCCTTTGATTACACAATCGAAGGATTAAACGGCCCGGTAACGTTGAAATCGCCTTCCGGCGTTCCCCCGTTAAACAGGCTCGTTGCATTTGCAGTCAGATTGATGTAGCTAGTCAACTGAGCGATGAGATCTTTAAACATCGCCAAGGTGATTTCGCTGCTGCGGGGGACCGAAAATTGAACACTGGCAATCAACTGTAAATAGTTGTTCGTCGAGTCTTCAACGATCGCCTTAGTAAAGACGATCTGATGACGGTCTGTCCCTTTCTGTCCGGAAGGTCGGAGGAAATGCTGGATACGAAGAGTCTCGGGCTCAGTAAGCCCGGCTGACACATTCGAATAATTCAGCTGACTTCCGACTGCGGACTGCAGAGTATACGTGACATCGGTTGTACCGTTGCTTTTCGTGACAATAATAGACATGGAGGACTCCTTTGTTCTGCCATCAAGTTTACTCCCCCAGCGATTGCCAGGGGATTAAATGGCGGTTCATTGACGTTACGTGTTTTCATACGGACTTCCCATTACCAACGTTGGATTATTAATCCGGCGGTCGTAATAGCATGGAAGAGACCGAGAGCGCTGAAGTCAAGCACACCCGATGTATCAGGAATAGAGGTCAAGCGAAGGTAATCTATCTCCTCTAGAGAGAGGATAGACTTCACAGAGCCATGTTCAACAGATCCCCCCTGAAAAGCCGTATCACGACCATGAATTAGGAATAATTCCTGGTGTGATACTTTCTTAACGGAGGAGTAAATGTGAACAAACTCTGCGAATGGTCCACCGATCCGAAGACGTGTCAAAGAATTGATACGCTCCTGAGCGTTGGTAAACCAATCTACCACGAATGAAAATGGGATTAACTCCCATGCTAGGCCAACAACTTTATTAATACCAAAGTATTGTAGGTATGCAGACCAATCACTCGTGTAGGTAAGGTCATCTCTCACCCTCCCCCAACAACCAATCCGAGCGGTAGACGACTTCCAAGTCGTCGCCCACTCAAGAGATTGAGCTGTCAAGGGATTACTGTTACCAGTAGGTTGAGAGTCGCTTGAAGAGAAGAGTTCTTTCTTAACCCTAACAGGCACATATCGGCCTTGCGACGAGCGAAGATACTTGAGACGGGATGATACCTTTTTGTGGGCATCAAACGTATCGAGCAAATCACTAATCGCAGGACGAATCCCAAATGCGTAAGTCAAATGGGCGTTAGCGCTCTTTTTGGCTATTTGATGAGACACATGACCAAGTGTCAACCTTCTAGACTTGGGTCCGAGACTCAAGCCTGCATGAAGCAGGTATTTGAGGGCTCGGGAGGGATTAATAACAGCCTTGAACGCATCAATAAAGATGGAGTTCTCGACTATACTTTCTCCCACAAGAAAAGAAGATGGCAAGAATTGGTCACATGCTTCACGAAAACTGTCCGCTAAAGCGAACCAGTCGTGATTCAAATATGCACCACCTGTATCATGACTTCCGTCGAGAATCTCGACGGGATCAAGACCAAGTGAGTACATAAGTTGAAGAGCATCATCAAATACCTGCGTCCGAGTATCGGTGCGCTCGAAAATGAGGTTCCCAGCAGAATTGACCCGTTGGTGAGAGACTTGAATGTTCTTTTGAAATTCAAGCTTTCTCATCACGTGATGGCAAGGCTTACTGGGACGGATCTCGGATTTAAGTAATCCAGGTTGATTGGGGATCTCAAAAGAGATCTTTGGTTTCATCGTCTTCCGACGACGCCACCTACCAGTCACTGGGTCTACAAAAACACCAAGGTCCACACTTTCGAGATCGGTTATAGTGCCGACCTTCTCAGGATACGTAAGACCAGAAGTATCAATCATCTCTTCCGATGTTGAATCGGGAAAGGTAGAATTGGTATAATGGAAGTGCGTATTTACCTGATAATGGTCGCCAGCTACAAACGGTACACTTTTAGTTCGGGTACGCATATAACGGGTTACCTTTTCCTGATGATTGTCAAAATAATCCTGCAGTATTGCAGAACCGTACAAGAGAATCTAACAACTGCGAGATATACTTTCATTAGACACCGTCCGGGACAGCCCCATTCCAGTAAAACGTGGAATAGAGGAGTTCAAGATCGGGGCCTTTGAAAAAACTAGCAGGGGCTGTCAATACATTTGACGCGCCACCGGACCTATCGGCCCGATGACGATTCAAGCCACTAGATGTGACCGTCGGAAAGTTTGTCGCATCCAAATCCATCAGCTTTTGAATAAGCTGAACGGAGATGGCGAGAATTGACGTAAGACGATTGATATCGCGGTAAGCGATATCGACACGTTTGGTCAATTCGCGACGCGACAAAACAGAAGACGGTGTATTCGACATGTTACATCCTTTTGTAAGTGATTACGTTGACAATGGTGGCGAGGGACCTTGCTTAGGGGTCCC